AAATTACAACTGCATCTCCGGCTGAAAATGTGGCGTGTTGGAAGTTTTGACTGAAACGGTTTGGAACGAGCGCCGCGTGGCGGAGCATGAAGCTCTTAGACCTTACCCATCATGGATTGGGTACTTGGACACCATGAGTTGGGGCGCCCCTGTGCCACGACCCGTTGACGCCATTATGAACGGCGGCAATGTTCAGTATCAGTGGGATGAGTCTACGACCAATTGGATTGTGGCTAAATGAAAGAGTTTTTCTTTATCTCTGGATTGCCGAGATCAGGATCAACTTTGTTATCGGCCATTTTGCGCCAAAACCCTGAGTTTTACGCCGACATATCTTCGCCCGTGCAGGGACTGATCTCGTCAACAATTAATGTTATTACTGGTGGCGAAAGCAACCATTTAATCGACGAAGAAAAACGCAAACGTATTTTGCGTTCAGTTTTTAGCGCCTATTACGAGGATGTGGCCCCGCCCGTTGTTTTTGATACCAGCAGGGGCTGGACGGCCAAGACATCGTTGCTCAAGACGCTGTACCCGCAGACAAAAATCATTTGTTGCGTGCGTGATCTTCCGTGGATACTGGACAGCTTTGAGCGCATTGCGGCCAAGAACAGCTTGTGGAACGCCAGCCTGACAGACAATGAGGCCAGTCAAACGGTCACGACAAGGTGTGATGCCTTGATGGACGTGAAGAAAGAAGGCCAAGTCGTCAAGCCTTATTATTTTTTGGAAGAAGGGCTGCTGCTCAACCCAGACATGATCCAACTGGTGGAGTACGAATCCTTATGCAAAAAGCCTGAGAGTGTGATGCGAGAGATTTACGCATTCATCGGCAAACCCTACTTTGACCACGACTTCAACAATGTGGAGTACGATAACGAGGTGTACGATAAGGCGATCAACATGAAAAGCCTGCACACCGTTCGCAAACAAGTGTCATGGCAGGAGCGTCCGTCAATTCTGCCAAAATCTGTGTGGGACAAGTACGCGGGCAAGGATTTCTGGCGCAAACCAGAGCTTGACTTTGCGGTAAAATCACTCTACAAGGTCAAGGGATGAAAATTCTTGTAATGGGCTTACCTGGCGCGGGTAAAACAACTTTGGCCGAAGCGCTTGCCCGCGAGTTGCAATGCGTTCATTTTAACGCTGATGAGATTCGCCGTGAAATCAACAAAGACCTTGGCTTTAGCGCTAAAGACCGGCTTGAGCAAGCTCGCCGTATGGGTGTCCTTTGCAACATCGTCAGCCGTTATGGTGCCCATGTGATCGCGGACTTTGTATGCCCACTGCCAGAAACCCGCGAAGCGTTTGGTGCCCATTTTGTTGTTTGGGTTGACCGCATTCAAGAAAGCCGGTTTGAGGACACGAACAAAATGTTTGTTCCACCAGCAAGCTACGACTACCGCGTGTCAAGTAAATTTGACTATGCCGCCTTTCATGCTGAAGAAATTGCCGACTTAATCACTGGCAAGCGCAGAAAGCTAAAGTTAGCGTAATGATTGCTTTTATTGTCACCATCTTTGTTGCTGCGTTTGCGGAACATATTGTTACCGCAAAGTGGTTTACTAAGCGCGTGCTTAAAAATTAACTTCAGGATAAATATGGCACAAATTGTTACGCTAACGCCATCACCCAAAATGCAGTTTTTTACTGCTGCGGGTGTGCCTCTTGTTGGCGGGAAACTGTTCACCTACGCCAGCGGCACCACGGTGCCTTTGGCTACGTACACCGACAGCACCGGCAATTTTGCAAACGCAAACCCCATCATTCTTGACTCGCGTGGCGAGGCTAATGTGTGGTTTGGACCATCTCGCTATACCCTGCTGCTCAAAGATTCGTTAGACAACCTGATCTGGTCTGTTGACGGTGTTAACACCATTCAAGGCGTTCAAAGCACGGCCACTGTGGCAACAGCGGGTCAAACAGTGTTTACCGTGCCCGAGTACGGCTTGGGCGGATATTTAATGGTGATCGTCAATGGACTCGTCAAAGAGTTTAATTACGACTATACTGAAACTAACACAACGACCATCACTTTCAACACCGGCCTTACCGTCGGTCAACGAGTAGTGACCCGAATGGTGTAAAACCGTACCGATGAGGTTCATCGGGAACTCAACAGAGTTAAAACATGACTGAAGAAGTCCTAGCGGAAGTAGACTCCGCGCCAGCGAAGGATGTGACGGCCACTCCTGAAGTTGCAGCAAATTTGCCGGAAGTAGCTGAAAACCAGCCTGTCAAGACATTTTCGCAAGAAGACCTTGATGCTGCTATCGGCAAGCGCCTCGCAAGAGAACAGCGCAAATGGGAACGCGAACAAGTCGCTAGGCAAGCAGAAGTGCAAACCAAGCAGGTTGTGTCAAGGGATGTTCCGTCTATTGATAATTTTGACAGCCCCGACGCCTATGCAGAAGCATTGGCGATTAAAAAGGCTGAAGAACTGATCGCTACACGTGACCGCCAGATGCACCAGGCTGAAGTCGTAGAGGCATATAACGAGCGTGAAGAAAAAGCACGGGACAAGTACGATGACTTTGAAGATGTCGTCTACAACCCCAAGCTGCGAATCACTGACGTTATGGCCGAGTCGATTCAATCGTCTGACAACGGTCCTGACCTAGCCTACTGGCTTGGATCAAACCCGAAAGAAGCCGAACGCATCGCCCGTCTGTCGCCTATATTGCAGGCAAAGGAAATCGGAAAGATTGAAGTCAGATTGGCTGATAATCCTCCGGTAAAAAAAGCAACTTCTGCGCCGACGCCTATTAGTCCGGTAACTGCGCGGTCTTCGGGAAGCCCGAGCCATGACACGACTGATCCTAGATCGATCAAGACGATGTCTACTTCGGAGTGGATTGAAGCCGAGCGCAATCGCCAGATTCGTAAGTACGAAGCACAACGCAACCGTTAACATTTAAAGGACTTCTATGTCAAATAGCATTCTCACGATCGACATGATCACCCGCAAGGCTCTGGAAATTCTGGAGAACAACCTTGTACTTACCCGCAACGTGAACCGTCAGTACGACGACAGCTTCGCTGTCGAAGGTGCCAAGATCGGCTCTACACTGCGTATCCGCCTGCCTGACCGCGCTCTGGTCACTGACGGTGCCGCCCTGCAAGTTCAGGACGACAACGAGCAGTTCACCACCCTGTCTGTGGCTAACCAGAAGCACATCGGCGTCAACTTCACATCCGCTGAACTGACCATGCAACTGGACGACTTCGCAGAGCGTGTGCTGAAACCGCGTATTTCCCAACTGGCCTCCAGCATTGATGCTGACGTTGCCAATGCGTACAAATACATCGGCAACAGCGTCGGCACCCCCGGCACCACGCCTTCAACTTCTTTGGTGCTGCTCCAAGCCCAACAGAAGCTGAACGAGAACGCCGCTGTGATGTCGCCACGTTACGCCACCGTGAACCCAGCGGCCAACGCCGGTCTGGTTGAAGGTATGAAAGGTCTGTTCAATCCGACCGACACTATCTCCAAGCAGTTCAAGAACGGCATGATGGGCACTGGCGTGCTGGGCTTTGACGAGATCAACATGTCTCAGTCGATCAAGCAGCACACCACTGGCTCGCGTGACGCTTCCGCTTCCACACTGGTGAAGACACCAGGCGTGACCAGCGAAGGCGCTTCCACCATCCTGTTGGAGCAAGGCTCTGTAACGACCACCATCAAGGCTGGCGACGTGTTCACCGTGGCTGACTGCTATGCAGTTAACCCACAGACACGCGAGTCCACTGGTTCGCTGTATCAGTTCGTTGCTTTGGCTGACGCCACCGCTTCGTCTGGCACTTGGACCGTGACTGTGTACCCTATGTACTCGGCCAACCACGCTCTGGCTACTGTGAATGTTCTGCCTGTTACCGGCAAAACCGTCACGTTCCTCGGCGCGGCTTCCAGCCAGTACGCTCAGAACTTGGTGTACCACAAGGATGCCATCACCTTCGCTACAGCCGACTTGCTGTTGCCACAAGGTGTTGACATGGCCGCCCGCGCTGTCCACAACGGCATCAGCTTGCGTATCGTTCGTCAGTACGACATCAACAACGACCGTATGCCTTGCCGTATCGACGTTCTGTATGGCTACAGCGCCATTCGTCCACAGATGGCTTCGCGCATCTGGGGCTAAATTGAATGCCCCTTCGGGGGCGTTTTTTAAATCTTTTTTAAGGAAATTATCATGGCACTTCCAAACGGCGGCGGCGGTTACCAACTCGGCGACGGCAACCTGAACGAAATCGTACTGGGCTACGCCCCAGCCCCTGCAACCTACACAGCTAACGCAACTGCCGCTTTGACAGTTGCTGACCTGGAAGGCGGCATCATTCTGTACACGCAAACCAATGCCAACAACCTCCAGCTTCCGCTGGTGGCCGGCGTGGGCGGTGTGGACGCAGAGATCAGCAGCGCTAAAGTTGACAGCACATTCGACTTTGTCGTCATGTCTACCAGCACCGGCGTGGGCACGCTGACTGTCAATACCGGCTGGACTTTGGTTGGCTCTGGCCTGACCACTGCATCCGGTTTTGGTGCTTTGTTCCGCGCTCGTAAAACCGGCGACGGCAC